AAGACTAGAGCTAAAAAATAAATCATGCCTTTAGAGAGTGCATTAGATTTTAACGCCTATGTTGATACAACAACAGGTCATGGTGTTACTGCTACATTCTTTGAAGTGCAATCTTCACTATGGGATTCAAGACAAGGGTTAATTGATACTTGGTTTGATATTGATTCAGGAGATGCCTATAGTGTAAACATCATTATTGACCAAGAATATTTTAATATAGAAGGCGGTAGTGTTCCTGTTGCTGGTTATCAGCCTAGAGCAATTATAAAATCATCTGATGTACCCTATATATCTCAAGAAGATAGATTAGTTGTTGATGCAATAACAACTGATAAAGGTAGTGTTCTTAAACCTGAAACTACATTCCTAGTAAAAACAGTAGAACCTGATAATACAGGTTTGGTTTCATTGGTTTTAGAGGAGCAATAATGTCCCAATTTAGATTAGAAACTGAATTAGATATGGCTGGATATTTAGATATAAATTTTGGTCATGGTGTATCTGCTGTTTATACAAATTCAGGTACTTCTACAACAATTAATGTAATCTTAAATAATGAATATGTAGAACAAGAGGAAGGCATTGGTGTAGAAGCATTAAAACCAATAGCTTATTGCAGAACTATAGATGTTCCAAATATTGCATTTGGAAATAGATTAGATATATCTGCAATTAAAGATACAAATGGTAATATACTCAAAGCAGCACAAAATTATACTGTTGTTAATATACAAGCAGATAGAACAGGTTTTAGTGCATTAATGTTAGAGGAAATATAATGGCAAATCACATTAGACAACAAATAAGAGAAAAGTTTGGTACTACCTTAACTGGTTTAACTACAACTGGTTCAAGAGTCTATGAGTCAAGGGTTTATCCATTAGAAACAGTACCAGCATTAGTTATCTATACTAAGTCAGAAACATCTGAGCCTATAGTTATAGGTACTGATAGAGTTATGAGTAGAGAATTGTCAGTTGTGGTAGAAGGATATGCAAAAGCTACTAGTGACTTTGATGATACTATTGATACAATAAGCAAAGAAGTTGAAGAAGCAATAGCAGCAGATAGAACTTTAGATGGATTAGCTAAAGATTGCTATTTAGAATCAACTGAAATAGAGTTTAATGGTGAAGGTGAGAAACCACTAGGATATGTGAGTTTAACCTTTTTAACAAATTACTATGTTCAGGAAACTAATCCTGATGTAGCAGTATAAGGAGACAATTATGAAATTAATTAGTCCAAATGGTAAAGTTTCTGTAATAGCTCATCCTACTCAGGTTGAGTCAATGAAGAAAAAGGGCTGGAAAGAAGAAGCAGTCCATTCGCAAGATAAAATTAAACCTTCTTCTAAGAAAAAGTCGAAAGACGAGGTAGAAAATGGCAACACATAAAGGAAGTGAAGGAACTGTAAAAGTTGGTTCTAATGCTGTAGCTGAAATAAGGTCTTACTCAATCGAAGAATCTGCTGATACTTTAGAAGATACTTCAATGGGTGATGCTGCTAGAACGTATAAACCATCATTGACTTCTTTCTCAGGAAGTTTAGATGTATTTTGGGATGAGACTGATTCTAGTGGTCAAGGTGCTTTAACCATTGGTTCAGAAGTAACTCTTAATGTATATCCTGAAGGAGATACAGCAGGTGATACTTATTACACTGGTTCAGCTATTGTTACTGGAGTTTCAAGAAGTGCATCATTTGATGGATTGGTTGAAGCTAGTATTTCAGTGCAAGGCAATGGTGCTTTAACATCAACAACAGTATAAGAAGATGTCAGCAATAGATAACGCAAAAAAGCATTTTGCAGAGCAAGATGTAAAAGTAATCGAAGTGCCTGAATGGGGCGAAGATGATAAAGCCTTAAAAATATATAGTAAGCCATTAACGCTAGCTGAAACTTCTAAGCTCTATAAAATGAGTAAAGAGGATGACCTAACAATGATGGCTTATGTTCTTATTTACAAAGCACTAGATGAAAATGGAGATAAACTTTTTGATTTAGCAGATAAAAATGCTTTATTAAACAATGTTGATAGAGAGATATTAGTTGGCGTTGCAACTCAAATTATGGGTCAAGAACCTATTGAGGACACGAAAAAAAACTAATAAAGGATACTAATTTATATGTGCAATATGCATTAGCTGAAAAACTGGGTAAAACCTTACAAGAAATACAGCAAATTAGTGTCCAAGAATATCAAGGATGGATAGCTTACTTAGAGTTAGCTGAAGAGAAACGAAACAATGGCAAATAAGAAAGTAAAATTTACATTAACAGCAGTAGATAAGACTAAAGCAGCTTTTGATAAAGTTACTAAAGGTCTTAAAGGTGTTGGTAGTGTCGCTGGTGGTGTAACTAAAGGAGTAGCTAAAGTTGGTTTGGCTGCCACTGGTGCTGCAACTGCTTTAGCTGCATTAGTTAAAGTTAATGTAGACTTTATGGACAAACTTGGTAAAACAGCTAACAAGCTAGGTATTGAGGTTGAGTTCTTACAAGCTATGAGGTTTGCTGCTGAACAAACTGGTGTAAAAGTAGAAGCTCTTGATATGGGTCTGCAAAGATTTATAAGAAGAGCTGCTGAAGCTGCTAAAGGTACTGGTGAATCTAAAAGAGCATTTGAACAATTAGGCATACAATTAAAAGATAATGATGGCAACTTAAGAGATGTCAGGGATATTTTATTTGATGTTGCTGATGGTTTAGAAAGCACTAAAGATTCAGGTGAAAGAGTTAGATTAGCTTTTAAATTCTTTGATTCTGAGGGTGTCTCTTTAGTATCAACCTTAAAAGAGGGTGCTGATGGCTTAAGAGCATTTGAGCAACAAGCAGAAAATCTTGGTATTATTATAAGTAAGCAAAGTATAGCTAAAGCTGAAATGTTTGCTGATTCTTTAAATGTTCTTAAAAAACAAATACAAGCAATTACAGCAAATGTAAGTGCTGCATTTATTCCTGTTTTAGAAGATGTAGCAACAAATCTTGAAACTATACTTTCTGAAATGAAAGGTGGTGATAAAACATTTGAAAACTTTGGCAAGAGTTTGGCTGTAAGTATTCTTGAATTTATGAAAACTACCTTTATAGGTTTTATAAATTTTCTAGATGGTATAAAGCAAAAAATAATTGAATTTTCACAAACCAATATTGGAAAACAACTTTTTGGTGATATGTTTTCTGAAAATGAAAAGTTAAGAGCAGAATTTACTTCTACACAAAAATATTACAATGACTTAATTAAGGCATTTATGTCTGAAGACCAAGTATTTATGGATATATTTGGTGGTAAAGACACAATAATTGGTGGCGAAGCATTAATAGCTGAAATGGAAAAAGTTAAAGCTAAGTTAATGCAAATGAATACAGAAGTTTTTGGTGAAGACCCTGAAAATAACCCAATAGTAAAAGCATTTAATGCAGCTATAGCAAAAGTTCAAGATTTTAAATTAGAATTACAAGAAACACCTAAAGACAAAGTAACTACAACACTTTCTGAAAAAGTTGCTGCATTTAGAGATGGTTTAGGTGCTACAGAGGATGCAATATCTAATTTAGCTATAAATACAACTAAAAAGTTTGAAGACACTTTAGTTGAAGGATTAAAGAATGGAAAACTTGCTTTCAAAGATTTTGCAGATTATGCAATAGAACAAATCATTAGAATAGCTTTACAAGAAGCAATACTAAAACCATTTACAGGTGGTGTTGAGTCCTTTTTTCAAGGTGTATTTGGTAAGAAGGCTCTTGGTGGCTCAGTAAACGCAGGTAAACCATATATGGTTGGTGAATCAGGTAGAGAATTATTTATACCAAATCAAGCAGGTCAAATAGTAAGCAATCAAGATTTAAAACAAATGGGAACAACTCAATCAGCACCTACAGTTAACTTTAATATATCAACAGTAGATGCTGCTGGGTTTGACCAGTTATTAGCATCAAGAAAAGGATTGATAACATCAATCATAAATAACGCCATGAATAATCAAGGCAAGATGGGAGTAGTATAATGGCAGGACAATTTCCTACAGACCCAAATTTTAGAAGTTTAAATTTTAAAGATAATAGACCTACATTATTGAATCAGACTTTATCAGGTAAAAAACAAGTCAGACAAATAGGTAGTCAATATTTTTCTTTTACAGT